TCTCCGCCGGCGCGGTGAAGGCCTCGCCGACGAACTCGGCCAGGATGTTGCCGGGGTCGAGCTTCTGGCCGGCCGCGATCTCGCCACCGGCCTCGCCCGCGGCGCCGAGCGCGCCTTGCAGCGGCACCTGCGCAGCAATGTTCGCGAGTTCGCGCGTCACAGGTTTGGTCGCCAGCCGAGTAGCCACCGCCGAAGGCAGCGCCATCCTGCTGGCCAGGCCTCCGCTGGCCGCGTCGAAGCTACCGACCACCGCCGCGTGCGCCATCGCCTGTGCCGCTACGCTGCGCATCAGCGTGGGGTTCTTCACCGCCTCGGCCAGGGCCGCCTCGCTGCTCACGTCCACCCCGGCCTTCGTCAGGGCCTCCACGATGGAACTGCCGTAGTCGGTGGCAAAGGAACCAGTGCCCATCGTCGCCGCGGCGCCTGCCGGCCCGCCGGCCATACCCGCCGGAATCGCGAGCACCAGGCCTGGAGCGTTGGCCACCAGGCTCTCGGGGCCGATGCTGGCGATGAACTGCACCGGCGCCTCGAGGAAAGCGCTGATCGCCTGGCCGAAAGTCTCAGCCTTCATCACCTGGTCCACGACAGCCGGCGCCGGGATGGCCTGGCGCTCGCGCTGGGTGCGCGCCACCGTAGCGATGTTCCCGGCCTGCGGCGCCGCAATGCGCTCCCGGTAGCGTGCTCGCTGCTCAGCATCCATGAAGGCCACGCCAAGGGGGTCATCCGCCGCCAGAATGCTGCTCGGCCGCTCTCCAGCGTCGATTCGTGCGGCGACCTGGTCGAACTGATCGAGCGCGGACACGTTGGCGCGCAGCGCCGTGGCGCCAAGCACCTGCTGCAAGCCAGGCCAGCCGCGGCGGAAGCTGTTGATGAGCGTTTCGACGAGGCTCAGGTTCGCGACGTCGTCGTGCGCCACCCGCGCGTTCTGCGGGTCGGTGAGGAACTGCCGCGTCACCGGCCGGTCCGCGATCATGCGGTCGTAGGCACCGAGCAGGTACTCGTCGCGCAACCGCGGCAGATTGCGCAGGACCGCCTCCGCCGGCGCGCCCGTCTCGCGCGCGATCGCGTTCGCCTTGGCGGCCTCGTCTGGATTGACCGGCAGCGCAGTCGCGAGCGACCCTCGCAGCGCGGTGCGCTGGTCCGCCTGAATCGACTCCATCGAGAAAGGGTTCGGAGGGGAGCCGCTCGGCGCGGCCGGCAGACCCTGGATGTTTTCGAGGGCGAAGGGGTTGCTGTCCATTTAGTTGATCCCGTAGCGCAGCTTGAAGCGACTGGTGACCTCGGCATCCGTCGGCTCGCGGCCGAGCTCTTTGAGGAGGGCTGCGGTGATGAGCTTCTTCTCGTCGCTCGTAGGAACTGGACTGGCCTTCAACCCGTCGGGGGTGCCAGCCACTTCATAGGCTCGCTTCGAGCCGAAGCCAAACCATCCACCCGCGGATGTCGTGACCATGTTCCGATCGATGACCGCTTGGCGCTCGGCGAAGGTGAGCGGCTTGCCCTTCTGGGCTTGCTCCGCCGCGATTTGCGAAGTGACCACGCTGTCGAACTTGCCCTTCTTCTCGCGGTCCGTCGGAGCGAATTTCAGGAGGTCGTGCGCATTTCCCAGCTGCGCCTCAAGGCTCGCCACCTCGGGCAGAGAGCGCGGGTCCTTCGCCTTCGTCTGCAGGTCGAGTAGTTGCTCGCGCTGGGCCGGCGCCAGCCGCATGAAGTGCTGGCGTAGGTCCTGCTGTGCGAATGCCTGCGGCTCGTTCGCCGCGAGCGCGCGGAGGTTGGAATAGAGGCTCCAGTCCGTCTCGATGGGCTGACCAGTGCGCACCTTGCCCGCGAACGCCATGAGATCGGCGACCTTGCCGGGCGCAAACTGCGCCAGCGCGCTGCGGGTGCCAGCGGGAAGAGCGGCGAAATCAGGGTTCTGGAGCAGCTGCTGCTGCGCGAGGATCACGGTCTCGGTCTCGCGCTGCTCGATGGCCTTCGTCTGTAGCTCGAATCGCTGGCTGGCGGCATCGGTGGCCGCCTTCAGCGCGATCGGGCTGGCGTTGGGCCCGAGCTGCGCCCTGACGGTGTCGATCACCTGCAGCGCGGTCGGGCGCGGCGGCGCGCTGGCCGTGGGGTCGGTAAGCAACTGCAGGCCACGGGCGACATAGTCCCGGGTTTCCTTCGGCGCGTAGGCGACCCATGCGTCGCGCGGCACGACCTCGCCAGCTCCGGCCGCCTCCTTCGCCTTCTTCTGGGCCTCCTTCACGCGCTGCTCGCCCCAGTTGTAGGCGCCGAGGACCGCGCCATAGTCGCCGTCGAACATCTTCACCAGCACGTCGAGCTTCTCGTTGCCCACGCGGCGCAGCTCGGCGGCCTGTTGCGCCGGCGTGCCGCTCAGGTCGGCCGGTCGAATGCCATAGCCGGGATCGCGCGCCGTCGACGGCATCACCTGGGCGCTGCCCATCGCGCGCTCGCCGGTGCGCGTGACCGGCCCCAGCAGCAGCGTGCCGTCGGCATTGAAGTCGCCGCGGCCGCCGGACTCGAGCTTCGTGCGCACCACGCGCAGACGGTCAAGGTCCGTCGGTTGCAGCGCTGGAAGCGCCGCGGCGGCCACCTGGTTCCCAAGGGCCGCGCCGCGCATGGTCTCGTAGTTGCGCTCGAGCGTACCGTCGATCTGCAGCATGTCGCTCGCGGTCAGCCGGTCGCCGTAGCGCTTGCGGTAGGCCATGGCGGCGTTCACGTTGCCCGCGTCCAGCGCGGACTTGATGGCGCCCAGGTGGGCGGCGCTGACCGACTGGGAGGCCATCTCCTGTGCCCAGGCGGCCGACATCCCCTTGAGCTGCGCCGCGCCCGGGATGAAGGCTCCGGTGTCGGGGTCCTTGGCGCCCATCCACGCGGCGCGGATGCGCGTCTCCTGCTGTTCGACGTTGGTGGGGTCGGCGAAGTTGAGCACCAGGGCGTTGGCCGCGTTCTTCACGGTGGCCTCGCGCACCGACAGGTTGTAGTCCTGCCCCTCCTTCGACTCGTACGCCATGGCCGAGCCGCGGAAGCTGGTGCGGATGTTGTTCGCCTTCATTGCGAACAGCCGGCGCTGCTGGTCGTTGCCCAGGCCGCTCGCGATGGTCGAGATCTCGGTCTCCAGGCGCCCCGTGTACTCGTCGGCCAGCGGCTGCCCACTCTCGCGCTTGAGGGCGTCGTAGCCCTTCTGGGTGGTGTAGCCGTCCTTCGGATCGTGCTGCAGGCGCAGCGCGGCCTCGGTGGCCTGGTTCAGGGCATCGTCGACGCGCAGCGCGTTGGTTTCGTCCAGGGCCTGTTTGCGGATCGCTTCGAGGGCGGTGCCGGCGCCGACCAGCGCGTCGCCAGCCTGCTGGATCTGGCGCGCGCCGGCGCCGAGGATGCTGGGGTCGACCGGGTTCTGCTGGCGATAGCCGGGCAGCGCCTCGGGCGCGACGCTGGGGCCGTTCAGGCGGGGTACGGTTGCCATGGTTCAGCGGTTCCGGAAGTTGTCGTTCAAGGCCAGAAGTCCGTCGAGGCTGTCGCCGCCACCTCCACCTCCTCCGCCACCGCCGGCCGAGTTGGCCCCGTACCAGCGCCCTGCCACCTGCGTGGCGCTGGTGAGCAGCGAAGTGCCGGCCGCCAGCCACGGGCTGATCGAGTCGGCGCCCGCGCGCGTCATGCGCGCCCGGTCGAGGTAGTCGCGCGCGGTCTGGCGGTAGCCCCAGGCCTCGCGCGAGGCGTTGTCGACCACCGTGTTTACGTCCAGCGCCGTGAAGTAGTCGGTGTCGTTGAGCACCGCCTGCGCGGAACCGAACGAGAGGTCTACGCCGTTGGCGGCGAGCTCGGCGCGCTGGTCGCCCTTCATCTGCGCGCCGCGCAACTGCACGCGGCCCGCAGCCGCCTCGCCCCAGCGCAGCGCATCCTCCCCCTGCCAGGTTGCCAGCTGCGCGTTGTTCTGCGCGACCTGCGCCTGGGCCTGCAGCGCGGCCTGCTGCGTCTTGGCCTGCGAATACGCCCCCACCGCGCTGAACCCGGCGCCGAAGGACGACGTGAGCTGGCCGACGCTCGCTTTCGAAAAGTCACACATGCTTCTTCCTCAGAGAGATGCTGAAAGGCTCGAACCCCATGGCCGCGTAGGCCGCCGCGGTGCGCTCGGCGTGCACGCCGGTGCTGATGCCCACCACCAGGTCGGTGATGCCTTGCTCGCGGGTCCACTGCTCGAGCGAGCGCACCAGGCGCCGGAAGGCGCTGCCGCCGCGCCGCTCGGGCCGCACGAACACCACCAGGTCGGTCACCATGCGCTCGCGGTTGAACCAGTGCTGCGAGGCCATGGCCACGGCCATGCCGACGATCTCGCCGCCCTCCTCGGCGACGAACGAACAACCGGCCTCGGTGAGCAGCGTGCCCTTGAGCTGCTGGTAGACCTCGCGCACCTTGCACTCGTCGTAGGGGGTCACGCGGTAGGCCGGGCTCTCCGCATGCATGGCGCGGCCCATCTCGACCAGGATGTCGAGGTCACCATCGGTGGCGCGGCGCACGGTCGTCATGAACCGGTCGCCACATCGAATGTGATGCCCAGCACCGTCATCGCGATCGGGTCTTCCTGCTGGAAGCAGAACTGGCCGCCCTGCTGCCACAGCGGCGGCAACACGATGGACACCTCATCCGTGACCAGATCCGGTGCCGAGCCGTAGGGCTCGTAGCCCCGTGTGAGCATGGGCACCAGGCTGTCGAAGGTCGGGCCCGTAGAGAAGCCGTTGGAATGGCGCACGCGCAGGTAGGCGGCGTTGATGTTCTTCGCCATACCCTGACCCAGCGCCTGGACCTCCATCGACATGGGCAGCGTCTGGCCGCGCGAGCGGTATGGCAAGCCGATGTGCACTTTGCTGGCCGGCGCATCGATGGTCACCTTTCCACCGGTCACGACCTGCGGCGGCGACACGCCGGCGTCGGCCAAAATCGCGACGGTCTCGCCCTCGAGGTGATGCAGACCCGAGAAGGTCTGCGCCGGCGCGCCGGAGTAGCTGATGCCGCTGTCGACGAAGAACTGATCGGCAGCCGCGGCGAACCGACGGTTGTGGCGGCGCTCGATGTAGCGCACGGTGGTGCCGTTGATCGTGCGGCGCACCACAGCGTACAGCGCATCCTCGTCGCCTTCGGCCACGCTGCACACGGACTCGAATGCGCCGGCCGTCTGGTGCTGGTGCCAGGCACGCACCTCGTGCTCGGGCACATAGGTCATGCCCAGCAGCGCGCCGTCGCTGCGCACCGTCCACAGCGCCTGTAGCGGCGAGCGCGTGTAGGCCAGCTGGCGCACCGAGAAGCCATCGAACAGGTGCGGCGCCAGCACCGACACGTTGGTGGTCTGGTAGCCCTGTTGCTGCCAGCTGAACTGCAGCTCGCGGATCGTGCCCCCACGGTCCTGCGCGAACAGGATGCTTCGGTCGGTCACCACCGGCGGCACGCTGGAGCTGCCAGCGTAGCCCTGCGGCTTGATCGAGATGTTGCGCGGCGCCAGTGCGCTCGAGTCGGTCGCGCCCATCTTCCACTCGCCGCCCGAGGTCAGCAGCATCAGGTCGTTCATCGGCACCAGGTGGCGGATCGTCTGGGCCTCACGCGCCACCACGCGGGCGCTCAGCGCATCGTCGCTGCGGCTGGGGAAGGAGTAGCCCATGTTGCGCTCGGTGGCCGATCGCGTGCCCCAGACGGTCTGCGGCTGATTGATGGTGCCGCCGAACATGCGGCGCTGCTCGAAGTAGCTCACGGCGCGCGGGTAGTTGCCGTCACCCTGGAATGGGTTGGTCTGCAGGGGAGGCGTGATCGACGAATCCGGCAGGACGTTGCGATCGACGAAGACGCAGTCCGGGCCGCCGCGCCCGACGAAGGCATAGAGCCCGTTCTGTTTTCGGTAGACCCCGTAGTTCCGCACCCCGGGCACGGCCGGCCAGGTGACGGTGTTGAAGTTTCCGGTGATGGCGAGATCGTTAAAGCCCGCCGCTGCAGTGGACGCGATCGACTCCTCGACCTCGAGCTCGTCGCGCGAGGTCACCACGTACTCGTATGGGATGGCGCCAGCGCCAGTAGGCATCACGGCCACGCCAGTTCCCACGGGTGCCTGCGCAGTGGCGCTGACGACCGGGCCCGGCCCGCCAGGCCCCTGGTAGACCTGAGCCGTGGGATCCGGCACATAGCTGCCGTCGTCGATGACGGTACTGCCGGAGGGCGCGACGCCAATCCACTGCCATTGCCCGCCGATGCGCTTGTAAACGTGATAGAGCACACCACCGGGCACGCTGGCCCACGCGAGCGTGTTGAAGTAGCCCGGCAGCGTCAGGTCGTTGCTGCACGTGGCCGGCGCCGACAGCGACGTGATCTGAAAGTTGCTCAGGACCGCCGAGACTGCGTACTCATGCGTGATCGCAGTCGGCGGAATCGTGGTGCCCTGCGGCGGAGCGAGCACGGGCGCGAACTGGATCGTTCGAAGTTCCCAGCTCGTGGCGCTCAAGCGGCGCAGCTCTCGCGGCTCGAAATAGGGGCTGACCAACGTGAGCACGTCGGCCGACTGCACGTAGTTCAGGCTGTCGAGGGCGGCGCTGGTGTAGGGGGTGGCCAGCTCGTAGACGCGGGCCACCTTCGCGTCGCTGCCGCCGTAGGCCGGCATGCCTGCGGTGCTGAGCACGGTGCCCCAGAGGTCCTTGAGGGTGAAGTGGTCGGCATCGGGCACGGTGTTCACGATGAACCAGCGCCCGTTCACTTCAGGCATAGCAGGCAAGTCGGCGATCACGACCGTTTGCCCCGCAGCCAAGCCATGGCCCGCGACGTTGAAAACGCCCGCGCCCGCGAGGGTGATGCCGGCGATGGGCAGCGGCGTCTCCAACAGCGTCGCGCCCTGCGTGTGGAAGCGCACGTATTGGTCGCCAAACTCGATCGCGAAGGTCTGCTCGGTGCTGTAGCTGAACGGGATCAGCCGCGCGGCGCGGTCCCAGTACTTGGCCGCCAGCACGTAGCTGTAGCCGGCCCTGTTCTGCACCGGTCCCTGCGGGAGCGTCTCGCAGTTCTGGCACAGCGCGAGGCCCGTCTGGAACTTATCCAGGTCCAGACGCGAGAACAGCTCGGGCGTGATCTCCCCGCCGGCGAAGGATCGGCTGAGCGTCTTCATCGAAGGCCGCCCCCCGCCACGACGCCGCGGCCGCCGCGCGCGCGTACAGCATCGGGCACCCGATCTCGGTATCCGTTGCTGTGGCCGACGTCCGAGTCCATGTCCTTTGCGTGGCCGAGCTCCGCCACCCAGATCTGCATCTGAGCCTTGGACACGGCGGCGCCAACATCGCCCTTGATGATCGGACCGGCCAGGTAGCTCGCCAGCAGCCGGCCGAGCGCGGTCACGAAGCCGGGCGTGAATTTCGTCGTGTCCTCGACCAGCTGGATGTAGCGCAGCGTCGTCTGTTCGGTGTTCGTGTAAAGCACGCGCGCACCGTTTCCAGCGATGGCCTCGACCTTGTAGGGGTCGCTGCTCGCGTCACTGGGCGCGTCAGGTCCGAGCACCGCCAGCGCGCGCAAACACTTGCTCGGCAGCGCATAGCTGAATGCCCACTCGGGCTGGTCGGCACCGGTGATCACGGCGAGCGGCACGCGCACGGTAGCAAAGCTCCATGGGTGCGCCTCGAGCATCAGGTCACGCGCGATCGGGTAGAAGCGCCCGCCGTGCGAGGCCTGGATGGTGCCATCGGGCGGGCTGATGCTGGTGACCTGCGCGGTGTCGCCGATGTGGCTCAGCGCCAGGTTCACGATGTCGACGGCTGATGCCATGGCGTGCTCACGTGAAGTTCAGGTTGACGGACACGTCGCCCGCACCCACCGCGGCGAGCACGCCGTCGAGGATGCTGGTTGTGATCGCGATAGCCAACCCGTTGGGAAAGGCCACGCCGCGCGAGCGCGAGATGTCGATGGGGAAATTGCCGGGCACTACGATCACCATCGCCGGCAGGTCGGATGCGACGGGCGCGGTGGCCTGGTTGTAGAGCTTCACCACCCGCGTCGCGCCCAGGGCGGTCATATTGCTGATCTGGATCCCGTAGAGGATCGCGGCGCTCGCCTTGATCACCCCGGCATTCGCGGTGGCGGCCGAGATCGCGCGGAAGGTGGAGGCGCCCCCGGCCACCATCATCCGGTCGAGCGACACAACCAGCGCGGCCTTCGTGCCATCGCCGAGATCGATGTAGCGCGTCTTCACGCCGAGATCGTTCGGGTCGGCGACGATAGTGTCTGCCATGGCGTTCTCCTGTGAAAAAGGCCGCGCGATGGCGGCCTTGTGGGGGGATGGGACTGAAGCCGGTCAGTCGGCCCGGCCCGGCGCTTTCGCTTCTTCGAACCAGGTGTCCTCGGCCGGGTAGCGGCGCGTGTTTTCGAACACCTCGCCGATCTCGCGCACCGCGTCGTAGTAGCCGCGCTCGATCGCGCGCACCCACTGCGGCCCGTTGTCCTTCGCGACAGCCTTGTCGGCCGTCTTGTCGGCGCCGTCCTTGGTCGCCTTGTCGCTGGTCTTGTCGGCCGTCTTGTCGGCGGCCGGTGCGTTGGTTGCCATGTCGCGTTCTCCTTTCGAGTGCTGGTCGGTCACTGCACCGAGAAGCCGGAGGCGCCGTACTGTTGGGCCTGCACGTCCTTCGCCAGGTAGGCGTCGGCCGTGCCCGCGCTGGTGGTCGCGCCGCTGATGCGGTAGACCACGCGCAGGTAGCGGCGCAGGCCGGTGGGCAGGCGCTGCTTGAGCAGCTCGGCGTTCGCGCCGGCGCTGCCGACGGCGATGACCTTGCCCGCCTGCACGTCGGCGAACGAGGAGTTGTCTGCCGAGTCCTGCAGAACCACCTGGATGGAGGCGCCGACGCCGACCAGCGCGGCCACCATCTTCACGAACAGGTAGATCGGCTCGCCGATGCCCTTGTCCGATGCGTCGCCGGTGTCCAGCACGTTGGTCGAGACGACGTCGCCGGCGGCCGCGGCGACCGATTGCGCCGCGCTGAATTGCTCTTGGGTGTCGAGGATCATGTGATGCTCCTGGGTGAGGGATGGCGCGTCAGACGACGCGGACCTCGGTTTCGAGGATGCGGTCGACGGTGCGAACCGGAACGCCCTGGAACATCAGCGTGCCGTTGCCCACCGAGCCGGGCGCGACGGTGCCGAACTGGTTCACGGCTTCCTTGATCGACAGCGCCGAGTTCGACTTGTCGAGCGCGGCGATGGACAGGAACTCCTTCACCGTGCGGTTGCCGTAGAACGCGGCGCGGCCCATGCCCATGGCAGGGATGCGAGCGAAGGCGCGGATCATCAGCTTGATCAGCGCGGTGGACGCCGTCGGCGCCTGGGTGCCGGTCTGGCCGACCAGGTCCGACACGTCGATGTTCGCGATGCGCACCGCATAGCGCCAGTCCTTGACGTGCAGGCCGCCCTTCCACTGCCACCAGTCGGCGTAGGCGCGGTAGCGGTTGCTGTTGGCGTCGAAGGCATCGATGAGGCCGAGATCCTCGTGCTGCAGACCGGCCTTCGAGCCCTTGGGGAAGATGCCCGTGATCGTCTCCGGGCCCCAGAGCACCAGCCACATGGACGTGTTGTCGCTGCCGGTGCCGCCGGCGTCGATGATGTTCTTGCCGCTTCCGGCCGCCAGGCTGTTGTAGCGCGGCGTGAGGCCGGTGTAGCGCTCGGGGTTCACCGACTGGTCGCCGTAGATCAGGGTGTCGGCGAACGACTGGTTGATGCCCTCGACGAATGCAGTGGCCTCGGAGAGACGGAATTCGGAGGTGTTGCCGTTCAGCTCGGCGAGGTCCTTGTCGACCTCCGAGCGGGTTTCCAGCATGCCGCAGGTGTCATCGACCTGCGCGCGGATCGACTTGCTGGCCGGCACGCCGCCGTACAGCTTGCGCCAGGTCGCCGTGGGCAAGCCGGTGCGGATCGATGCGCGGTGGCCGGTCGGCAGGTTGCCTTCCTTCCAGCCCATGTCGAGCAGGACCTCGTTGTTCTGCGAGAGCAGCTCGGCGACCTTCGAGGTGCGGCCGTCCGGGTCGATGGACTTGGCCCAGTCCAGCAGCGTGACAGCGCCGGCCTTGGTGGGGAGAGTTGCCATGGTGTTGCGTCCTTATTTCGTGGCGGAACCGTAGAGAACATCGGCCGTGCTGCGGTCGGCGCTTGCTGCGCGCCCGGGCACGAAGCCGTCTTGGCTGATTGCCTGGCCCGCCTTGAACAGGAGGCGAACCACTTCCGGGTGCGACCCCAGACGCGACTCGCGCAGCAATTCCTTGAGGGCCGGGGTGCCGAAGGTGTCGAGAGCTTTGGCCGCGATCGCTTTGCTTTCCTCGAACTTCTCGCCCCCGAACTCGGGGTCAGCCTTCGCGGCCTTCTCCCACTCGGTCTTGATGGATTCGACGTGCTGCTGCAGCCCCTGGGTGAACGCCTGTGCATTGCCCTGCTGGGTCTTCACCTGCAGGTCGACCAGCTTCTGGGCCGCGGCCTGGGACAGGTTCAGCTCCTTCGCGATCGTCTTGAATTCGCCCATGACGGGCTCGTCCAGCTTGACGTTCTCGGGCAGCGTGAAGTCCGCGTACTCGGGCGGGGCGCCCTCGCCCTTGGCCTTGTCGTCGTCAGTCTTGGGCTTGCCGTCATCCTTGGGCTTGCTCGCGTCGTCGCCATCACCTTCGGAGCCGGCGCCAGGCTTCGAGCCGTCGTCCGTCAGGATGGTGCTGGCCGCTGGG